AATTACCTCTTTACATGTCAACAAAAATAAATGCCCTGAACGGCAAATTCAGGGCATTTATTTTTGTTGATTAATATAGTATAAGAGCCGTCTTCATTCTCACGAACTACAGCAGTCTGAGACGGTTTTAATTCAGCGTATAACAACGTAACGTTCATTAAATAAATTACCTCGCAGGTTTAGGAAATACGGTATGTTTCCCATCAATGTGTTCATGTAAGTCCGATTTAATAGGGGCGTGCATTGAGTCTAATATAAAATCAATACCTTCTCTTCGTGCGAATTTTGCGGCTGGAACAAAGTCACTATCCCCAGAAATCAAAACTATTCTGGATACCTGCTTTTTCAATGCAAGGGATGTAATATCAATCCCGATCCGCATATCGACTCCTTTTTGTTTTACATCCATTGAGAAATCAGACTCTTCTAAATTTGCCCAATCAATTTTCCCCGCACAAAGTTTTTTAATTTTCCCGTAATTAATTCGCCAACTTATATTGGTATCATCAATTTGTCCTAAGCGCAAAGCCATTTTCCTTTTCTTTTTTAATTCTTCGTGTAGTTGAAGTCTCCAAATACTACGTTCCGACTTGGACATGTCTATTTGTTTTTGAAGATACGGATGAAAAATTTTATTTTGCAATGGTGGGCAATCATAAAAGAAAATTCGGTATAATCGGTGACGTTCTTTTTCTTTATCATCCGTTAAATGATACTGAGTATGTTTGCATAGCTTATGAGCGAGTTCTTGCGGCTCTAATCGACCGAATATATGTAAAGCTCGTTTTATAAAAAAAGCCCCATCTACTAAAATAGCTACGTTTTCCATATATGTCTCCTATAATAAAAAATCCTTGGGGTCGGCCGTCTCTGGACAATTAGAGAGGCTTACTGCCAAGGATTAGATAACAATATTTGCACCAAGTAGGTGTAAACATATAGTAAAATACCTTGGCTTTTTTGTCAATGAAAAGAATGGAAAATTATTTCCCTTCACGGGCTTTTAATCGTTCTATCATATCGACCACGAAATCTATATCTTCCTTGCTTAAATCCTTGCTGGCGTCGAACAGCAACCGGTACTTGGGATTCGTACGTAGCTCTTCGGCAAGCTCGGCGACCTCCGGGTCGGTGTAGTAGCCCTGTATTTGGTCAGGGACGTCTTCCCAGCCCATTAAATAAGCCGGCGTTACCCCAAGAGCGTCAGCAAACACTTTAATTTTTGCCCTTGATATATCGATTTTCCCAGCCTCAATTTTATTGATTGTGCTGCGAGAAGTATATCCGGTTTTCTTTGCTAAATCATCTTGGGACATGTTGCGTTCTTGTCTTAATCGGCGAATGCGTTCATAAATAGTTTCCATATGAATATCTCCTTTTGGGGGAATTATATCAAACCGTTTCAAAATAATCAACAATTTTTTATTAATTAGGAAAATTTTGTTGACAAGGAGGAACCATAAATGCTAATATGTGATTGTAGATTTAAAATCAACAAAGAGAGGAGGTGTAGAGATGATTAACTATGAGCTCTTAAAGAGTCGAATTGACAAGTCTGGTATTAAGATTTATGCATTGGCAGAGGCTTGTGGTCTGACTCCTCAAGGTTTATACAATAAGTTGAACGGCAAGAATGACTTTCGATGCTCGGAAATCATCTGCCTCAGTAAGGCCTTAAATCTTTCCAATGAAGATAGGAATGCAATTTTTTTTGCCCAAGTTGTTGATTAAAAATCAACACGCAAGGAGGGATAGAGATGAGCGTCAATGACATGGAATTAAAAGTGGAACTGAATATTGAAAAGTCACCGGAAAAGACGAGGAAAGAAGTGATTAAAGACATGATTGGATTTTTGAATGAACAAAGAAGAGAGTACAGCGGGTTACACTGCACTCTTTCGGTAGTACTGAAGTAAGTTAGCGAAACTCTACGGAGAGAATATCAGAGCCATCAACGGCAAGAATGTTATCTCCAATGAAAATATAACTGCCGGGATGCAATACGAATGAATTATATTCCGTAATGCAAGTTTCTAGGTCGGTATGAGGGCTCACTCTCTTAATGTGCTTCAAATTTTGAATTATATGTCCGTTGCCGGGCCTTAAATTAACGCATGCGTCCAATTTGCTCACCTCCTTTCGAGAACATTGTAATACGGGTTTTGCGGAGGTTTACTAAACGGCATTGAGCAAGAATAACGAATGAGGAAAACACAACGAGGAGGACATATGAATGAAAATAGATATCCGCATAGACGAAGTACCGTTTAACAGCAGAAAACATTTAAAGTTGTTACATCTTTACATCGAGATTAGAGAGCGAATCTCGGAATTAACTCAAAAGTACCTTAGTGATATTGATGCCGAGCAGGAACGCTTGAATTTGATATATTCCTTAGCTGACAAAGGAATACATGAAGAGCTACTGAAACTGAGTCAGCACAACTTTAAATAGTGCCGCTAGGGTTATAGGGCATGAAGATAGGAAAGGAGGAATGATGATGGGCGAGAATATATGGATACTTATTTGTCTATTGGTTGGGATTGTTTTTGGTTTTTTCCTTCCAATATTTCGAGAACTTCTTTGGCAACTTTTTGACTGGCTGGATAATCAGCTGTAATCCAATAAAAATTTAAACCCTTATTCTGAAACGGACGGATGACAGAGTTATGATTTACAGCCGAAACGGCAGGACAAAACTGTTCATACTCGACGGGATAGTAGGTAGCGAAATTAGTTTGATTATCGCGCCAAAGTGGGCTATCCCAGTAGTGCTCATGTGAAGAACAACGCGAAAACACTTCTACACACTGAATAAAGTCTTTTAAGCAAAAAATAAATGCGGCTTTTGAACGTCGTTTTCGCTGTCTTTCATGAAAATATTCTAGTCCGATCTGAAGACTGAACCCTAAAAAAACGCCAACGCAAGTGGAAATACAAGTGACTGCCAAATCCATAACAATCAACTCCTCTATAAAGGTATTTACTACAGCATATCACGAGGAGCAAGAACAAAGAAAGGAGGGGGCCTGGGAAATGAGTCCGGCGGAAATCATTTTACGAGAGGCTAGAAAGCTACCTTGGTACGAATGGCAACGAATCGTTAAGGCCATGGAATTTGTCCACAGAAAAAGAGCCGACAAGCTGACACTTGACGACTCAGAAGACACGCATGAGGAACTAATGTTCCACGTTGAGTATTATTAAAGAAAGGAGCCTTAAATGGAACAACGAATCATTGCCGACATTATGTACTCGGCAGTAGAAATCGCAAGGTTGTTACACACTGATATTCAGAACGTTTATAAGTGGGTAAAAACGGGCGAAATTCCGCACATTAAGCTCACTGAAAAATCAGAAATACGGTTTGCGGGCTGGGAGATTCGAGCATGGCTCGATAGCAAAGCGATGGGAGGAAATGTTAATGATTGAACTCGAAATTGCAACGTGTGTAATCGTAATCGCTGTTATTACAGCGTGTATATGGATTGAGATACGGAAAGGAGCATAACAATGAATGCAGACCAAATGATAAATCACATGATGAAGATTATTTGCACGACGGCTGAGGTGGAAGGTATCCAGGTAGTAAGGCATTTCAGACCTCGAGAAATCGTCGACTCTGCACTGGCTGCGTGCCACAGTGGCATCGATGGCAATCCGTTATCCGAACGACAAATAGCGGTGCTTATCATAACCTTTGGGGATACGTGGAGAAATTACATCCAGCGTGCCGGTAACGTTCTTATGTCGTTCCACTTCGAATTAATCGCTAGAAAGAGAGGGATGTAATGATGAAGGTTGCTACATTACAGAGACCGCCTGAATGGATCAACCGGAGATATTACGAGATACAGGCTACCGAACCGGGACCGATTGTTGAGGAAGAAGCGGATGACGATTTCAAAGTCACGCTTCGGGAAGGTCTGAAGATTGGCATCGGGGTCTTCACGGTATACATAATCATTGCGATGGCAATCATCATTTTATGAGTACGATACAAAACACAGCAAAGAAAAGACCGCATCTGCGGCAACAGGTGCGGTCTAAAGGTGAAAAACAAAAGATTTAATTTACGGCTACATTGTAGCAGAAATGGAGCAAAAACACAATGAAACTGCTGGAATTACGACTTGAAAACTTCCGTAGTATCAAGGAGCTGACTATCCGTTTTGATGGAAAAAACACGGATATATACGGAGCTAACGGGACGGGGAAGACGACAATCGCCAATGCGATTTGCTGGCTCTTGTTAGACAGAGCTGCCACCGACGAAAAGGACTTTGATCCGAAAACAACAGGGGTTCATGATGTACATCACACGGGAAAACTAGTCATCGACAACGACGGCGAAATCGTCACCCTTGGTAAAGACTATTATGAAGTGTGGACGAAGAAAAAAGGCTCTCCTACGGCAGAATTCAGTGGGCATACGACCGACTACAGCATTAACGGCGTACCGGCTAAAAAGAAAGAGTATACAGCCCTGGTAGAAGCCATTTGCGGAGTAGAGCTTGAGAAAGTAAAAATGCTCATGATTCACGGGTATTTTACGGAAGATCTGCCGACGGAAACGCGCCGCCGCATACTCTTTGATGTATGCGGGGATGTGGCGGAAGAAGAAATTATGAAACGGTCTGAACTGGAGGACCTTAATGAATACCTGATGATTCCCGGCACAAAAGGACAGCAGTACTTGACGGAAGAATATAAGAAAATAGCCGTGGAACAGCGGCGCAAAATCAACAAAGACTTGGAAATACTGCCGGCCAGGATAGATGAAGTAACCCGAGGTATTCCGGGAAATGTGCCGGACGCTCAAGGCTTAAAGAAAGAGATTAAGGCCCTAGAGGAAAAAAAGGCGAAACTGGAACGAGAAAAACAGGATCTACAGTCCGACGGCGGTAACGAGGCCCTGATTCGGCAGAAAATTGCCGAATGCAAAACCGACTACGCTACCAAACAAGCGGAATACATTCAAGCCGCCCAAGCAGCGAATGAAGATATTAATCAGAAAATCGAGTGCGAACAACGAGAACAGCTTACTATTTCTCGTCGCCTGCAGGAGGCGGAACAAGATGTCCGTAAGTTTGAGTACGAAATTTCCCGAATGAAGGAACAGCGGGAACGGCTGTTACAAGAATATGCTGAAGTTCAGTTTATGCAGTGGGATCCCCATCAAGAAACGTGCCCGACGTGTAAACAACCCTTGCCGGCTACGCAAATCGACGCCATGCGTAAGGAGTTTAATCTCAATCAGTCCATGCGTAAAGAAGAAATCAATAAGCGTGGACAAGCTTGCAGTCAGGACCGAATCGCAGAGCTGGAGCGAGAGAAAAATCAGGTAATGGATACGGTATCAATGCTCAAGGAACAGGAGAAGCTATTGGTAGAACAGCTGCAAGAATTAAAAGAACAGCGTGTCATACGCCCTGCATTTGACGATACGAATGAGGCTAAGGAAATGCAGCAGACCATTACAAGATTTCAGCGGCAGTTACAAGCTGGAACCAATGCTACGAATGATGCCGTAAAGTTGCAGGACATACAGATTGAAGAGGTTACGCAGCAGATACAGGAAGCCAATGCACGCTTCAGCGTGATTGAAGCGGCGAAGGAGGGTAAAAAGAGAATTAAAGAGCTGCAAGACGAGCAGAAAGAGAAAGCAGCTATGCTGGAACACCTCGAATATGGCATCCATCTTTGTGAGGAATACACGCGCATTAAGGCCCGTATGATTACGGATAAGATTAACAGCCGGTTCCGGACCGTACACTTCCAGCTTTTTGAGGACCAAGTGAACGGCGGCCTTAAAGAAATTTGTGATCCGACGGTACAGAATGCCGCCGGTGAATGGGTACGATACAAATCCGTGAATACGGCTAATAAAGTCAATGCGGAACTGGAAATTATTGACGTACTCAATGAGTTTTACGGTACCGACTTGCCGGTTATTATGGACCGGGCCGAAAGTGTCAGCCGCCCTATTGCTATAAAAGAACAACTGGTCCGATTAATCGTATCGGAAAAAGATATACAAATTCGAGTAGAAAATTAAAGGAGTGTTACGAAATGGCAAAGAAACAAGAAATGCAAAATGTTACGAATGAAATGAGTCTCAGTAGTCGTTTTACTGCCAAAGTACTGCAAGAGTTTGGTAATTCATCCGGAGAATTACAGATTACGGACTACCAGCGGTCGTTAATTCAAGGCTATTTCATTGGCATTGATAGGGCCTTGAATACGGCTGAAGAAGAGCGCGTGCGTAAGAATACAAACAACAAGGATCATACCTACGACAATACGGTGCCGTATACTTGGGCGAACGTGAATCTTCCGGAATTGTCCCGAGATGTCGTGCATTATGCCCGCCTGGGACTGGATATGATGCAGCCTAACCATATCAGCCCCATACCGTACCTGAATAAAAAGACTCAATTATACGACATTACTTTAATGATAGGCTATGCCGGGATTCAATATGTTGCTGAAAATTACGCGTTGGTAAAACCGAAAGCGGTCACTATAGAGCTGGTGCACAGCACGGATACATTTACTCCTCTCATGAAAAGCCGGACCAATCCTGTAGAAAGCTATGAATTTGTTATCACCAATCCGTTTAATCGCGGGGATATTGTAGGCGGGTTCGGGTATATTGAATATGACGATGCCAGCCGTAATAAATTAGTGATTATGCCGATGTCCGCCATACTGAAGCGCAAGCCGCAGTATGCTAGTGCCAACTTCTGGGGCGGTACAAAAACGGAGTGGAAAAACGGCAAGAAGCAGGAAGTCGAAGTGGATGGATGGCTTGAAGAAATGTGCCGTAAGACGCTTATCAGAGAGGTATACAGTAGCAAGCACATCCCTCTGGATCCTCGCAAAGTGGACGCATCCTATCAGTACATGAAACAGCAGGAAGAACGCTTACAGGAGACGGCAAATGAAATGCGGCAAGAGATAAACGTAACCGCCAATAGAATCCCGCTTGAAGAGGCCGAACCGGAAGCTCTTCAAGCGGCATCTCAGAAGCTGGAAGAAGATTTAACGGAACTCTTTGAAGCTCCGGAAGAAGTACCGGCTGAAAAAGAAACGCCGCAGCCTTCAGATGGGCCGCAGTTCTAATGGATATTCGTATATTGGCGACGGGGAGCAGCGGCAATTGCTATCGTATCAGTGACGGACATACGGCACTGCTCCTTGATGCCGGTATCCCGTTTAAACGTATACAACAAGGACTGCGCTTTAAAACAGGTGATATTGACGGATGCCTGGTTACACATCGGCACGGCGATCATAGTAAAGCCATTCCGGAATTATCCCGTCGAGGCATACCGGTATACGGGCCCAAAGATTTGCAGGAGCTGTTTCCTACCGTAACCGTGGCAAATACGCAGTGTATGTTACATATACAGACACTGGATATTACCGCCTTTTTCGTACATCACGATGTACCGTGTTATGGATATCAAATAAAATCCACTGTAACGGCAGAGAAGTTACTCTATATTACCGATACGGCATATGTAGACTACACGTTTACCGGCGTAACACACCTACTCATTGAAGCAAACTATGAGCAGGAAATCATTATGGATAAGGTAAGAGCAAAGAAGGTTTCAGCGTGTTTGGCGGAGCGGGTTATACAGACTCATATGAGTATAGAAACCCTGCTACAGCTACTCAAGGCCAATGCGATGAAGACAGTAAGACAGATTTACTTGCTGCACCTCAGTGATTCAAACAGTGATGCGGCAGGGTTTAAAGCGCAGGTACAACAACAAACCGGCGCAGAAGTATATGTGTTTTAGAAATTCAATGTAACGAAAGTTAGCAAGACGGCAGGAGCCGACCTTTATTCGGCTCCGCCGATATATCTATAAATCGCCAGAAAGGCGGATGACATGAAAAAGGGATTAGATTTCTTTCCCTTGGATGTCGACTTCTTTGATGATGAGAAGGTTCAATTTATCTCGGCAAGGTTCGGGATAAAAGGAGAAGTATGTGCGATACGCCTGCTCACGCGGATTTATCGTAACGGGTACTTCATAAAGTGGGATGAAGATTCAGCATACTTGTTTTCGAAAGTCGCGGGAAAAGAATTTTCCCCTTGCTTAGCGAATGAGATCGTGCATGAATTGGTCAAACGCGGATTCTTTAACAAATCCCTTTTTGACTCGTTCGGAATACTTACATCTCGCGGCATACAAGACAGATTTTTGAAAGCCTGCATCAGAAGAAAAGATGTAGAAGTAGATGCAAGATATTTACTGGTCGATTCTTCTGAATTCAAAAACCTGAGAATCAGCCAGGCTTATTCAAGTGCACCTTCTTTTCGGAAATGCTTACATGATGTAAGCATTTCTGAAGAAAATGTATACATTAAAGAAGAAAATGTCGACATTCAAGCACAAAGTAAAGTAAAGGAAAGTAGAGTAGAGGAAAGTAAAGTAAAGGAAAAGAAAATATATAGTCCTTCTCTACCTTCGGTAGCAGAAGATATTGTAAGTCATCTCAACTCTGTAACTGGCAGTTCTTACAGAAGCACGACAAGCAAAACACGTAAACTCATCGCTGCACGACTTGCGGAAGGGTTTACCGCTGATGACTTCAAGACGGTTATTACAAAGAAGGCCGAAGAGTGGACGGGTACGGATATGGCACAGTATTTACGGCCGGAAACGCTATTCGGTACAAAATTCGAAGGCTACCTTAATCAACCTGAAGTCCGGGATAGTAAGAGATCGAATTTATCGAGAGCCGAGCAGGAAAGGCGGGAAGGTATAAACGCCGTTAACAGGCTTATGGCCGAATACGAAGAGGAAGCGAGGGGACAGAATGAATAAGCAAGACATTTTGAAGGCGGTAGCACCTTTGCAATTGGCCTACACGTCAAGTCTTGACGATAACCGTTTACGGCTTTACGTGGAAATGCTTAGCGATATACCGCCGCAGATACTAGAAGCGGCAGTAAAGAAGCTGATAATGACGAATAAGTTCTTACCGTCGATAGCTGAAATACGCGAAACGGCATACGGTATTAAGGAGATAATAAGCGGTACAGCTGCCCCTGATGAGTCTGAAGCATGGGGCGAGGTCATTAAGGCAATACGGTCAGTAGGCTACTACGGCAAGCCGAAGTTTAGTTATGAAGCCATAACGGTAGCCGTCAATAATATCGGTTGGCAGGATATTTGCATGACTACGAACGAAGGGATGAATATATTGCGGTCGCAGTTTCGGAGAGCGTATCAGTTATCAGTCGAACGGCAGAAGGATAACCGGGATAATGCCGTCCTGGGGATAAGTCCGAATAATGAGAAGTTGAAGCAGTTGATGGGGAACCTTGTGAAGCGGTTGAACTAGTTCCAATTTGGAACAGGTTGGATTTGTGACCGAAACGGATTTCGGTCACAAGAGGCAAGCCGACATGAATGTCGGTCTGTTAAACGAAAGATTGAAAGTAGATTGAAAGTATATAAATGGCTTATTTAAGCCGAAAACGGGAATATTAAACGAAAAACTTTCAAGCTACTTGAAAGAGCTTGAAAAAACTTAAAGTAGTCGAAATCGACCAGTTTAGAGAGGAGAAAAAGAAAATGTCATACATAAAATTTGGTAAATACGAACCGCAACAAGAATTCATAATTAGCGACCAAGAAAACGGCAATTCAATGAAGCACATATATAAGTTTTCGAACGGATACGGAGCAAGCGTAATACAGAGCGAATACAGTTACGGACACGAAGACGGGCTTTACGAGTTGGCGGTACTGAAAGACGGGGAATTGTGCTACAGCACACCGATTACAGGCGATGTTATCGGGTATTTGACCGCCGATGATGTCGCTAAATATCTACAGCGGATAGAAAAATTACCGGATTTAGAGGGGGAGTAAATAATGCAGGACTCAAAAACTATTTACAAAATGACGAAACACACTCTCTTGCCGCTGTGAAATTGTTATTGATATCGATGAAATCAGGAACATAGTTGAGAAAGGATAATAATATGGATTTGTACGAGGTTGGTCGAATTACGGGAATTATGTTATTTGTGTATTTAATAATGGTTGTAATTCCTAATTCAGCCCCAAAATGGATTGATAGAAATAAGGTGTCTATTGATATCGGTAAAAACGTAAAGCAAAAAGTGTATGTGTTTATAGATAAGGGCGACCATTACGAGGTCTGGGAAAACAAAACTAATGGAGATAAGCATGAACGGACTTGAGTTAATCGGCTATGTGTGCAAGGGAGATGAGTAAATGCCGGTAAAATATTACAAGGATGAGAATCAGATAGAGCTAATCGTATACGGGAATCCGGTTGCACAAGGCCGGCCGAGATTTTCCAGACAAGGGGGATTCGTCAAGGCGTATGACCCGATAAAGTCGAAGTCATATAAGCAACTTATACGACTGGAGTTGCAGCCGTTACTGTCGGATCCGGACTTCAAACCGATTGACCGGGCGTGTTGTTTGAATCTGAAAGTTTTCCGAGCCATACCGAAAAGTTTTAGCAAGAAAAAACGGGAGGAAGCGTCACTCAGATATATACGACCTACGACGAAACCGGATATAGACAATTACGTTAAAGGCGTACTGGACGCATTAAACGGTACGGTACTGAAAGACGACAGCGTCGTATGTGAGATATTCGCACGAAAATTCTATAGCGAACGGCCGAGAATCGAGGTCGTGTTGGAGGTAAAAATATGATGAAGTTTGCACATAAACCAACGGAAATAGTTATTCAGAGGTTTTATAATAATAACGGCGAAGTTGAGAAATTTTTAAACGAAAACAATGAAATTTATGGTAGGGAGTATAAATGGAAATTCGAGAAAGCGGGGGAACTTCCTTTAATTGTAATTCGTGAATATCTCCCGGCAAGAGGAGCATATTCGTACATCGAGGTCGAACACGGCGACTATATAAGTAGAGATGAGCACGGAATTATAACGGCTTTTTCGCAAGAAGACATAGAAGAATTTTATGACGAGGTAAAAGAATGATACCCGAACGACGTAGACAATAAGAAGGAGGACGCACACAGTGTTTCATAATGACTACATTAATGCGGTACGGGAGTACCTAACCCGGTATCATGAATTCAATACGTACATTAAGAATCTTAAGGCCGACTTAGAGGATTTAAACGCTATGCAAGCACTGTGTGCCGTTCCGAAGGTGCCGACGTTGTCACACACCCCTGGGGGCAATGGAATTATGACAAGCCCGGAAGAGCGAGCCATATATGAGAAGGAAAATCTCGAGAGTCGAAGAAAAAAACTTCAGTCGGATTTAGAGAAAATTGAGCCGTTAATGCGTCGACTAGATAGGTCGATTGAAGCCCTCAGTTATTCGGATCGCATAATAGCTGAAGAACGCTTCATCAACGGAGCGTCGTGGCTGCGCATAGCCGATATGCTACATATGAGTGAGACTGCTGTACGCAAGCGTGCCGGCAGAGTGCTTGAGCAGATAGCGGCGATGATGTTCGGCCCGTCAGTCATTCCAGTACAGACGCATTTCGTATTTTTTGATGAATGGAAAAAATCGTAACAGTCACAAATGGTGCGGATTTGTGCCGAAACGGTGCGGAAAATGCTGGTATAGTAATAGTGTGAACACCTCCTGAAAACATATAGCAAGGCAAGACTAGACGTCCGTTTGGGCGTCTTGTTTTGCGTTGTGAGGGTAAGTTGATAAACGAAGATGTTATTTCGTATAATATAAAAGACATGATTTTAGGAGGCGTATCATATTGGGTAGATGTTTTGATAATAATGAAAAAGTGGTAGTTCCTATCAACATTGAGGATATTAAATTTAGGATTAATACAGAGGAACACGGGAGTGAGATAGAGTTTCGCTTATTAGAAATGATACTAAGTAAAACATTTACATTGCTGTTTATGCTTAATGGTGGGGCTGCAGTCGCATTGCTGGCATTTTTGGGTAATTACATAACATATGATGCTGCTTCCATTAGAGGAATGCTATGGGCTCTTGGATTTTTTGCTGTAGGAGCGGCGCTGTCTGTTGCTGTAGCGGCTCTTTCATATATATCGCAAAGCCATTACTGTCAAGGAACGAATGAAAATATTATGTATATGGATATGACTTTGCGGATAGGCGAACCTATAGATGGAGGTATATTAGTGCCTAAAGATGACACACTTAAGTATGAGAAGGAAATTACTCGGCGGCTGACGAAGGGAGATCGGTATAGAACTAAAGCTATTGTCGTTTGCGTATGTGCGCTCATATGTTTTCTTATTGCTGTAATCATTTTTTCATACACTATTTACTGATGGAATTCTAACTATTTCAAGGACGTCCTAATGGGGCGTCCTTTTTACGTGCCTGTGTTTGGAGGCTTTATGACGTGTAAAACGGAAATTCAATGCTGCCGTCGTTCCTGTTTGAACAACTCTAAAGGTGTATGCTCTGCTAACAAAATACATATCGGCGGGACCGGCACGTGTAAATGTTTCGTTGCAGCCAAACACGTTATGAATCGTTCCAAATACGGCACGCAAAGGAGGTGAGTCTGTAATGGCAAAAGGTAAATATGTACAGTGGCTTCAGCCTGATAATCTTTTGCGGTTACAGGCTTGGGCTCGAGATGGTGCAACTGATGCTGAAATAGCTGAACGTATCGGCATTGGACGTGATACTTTATATTTGTGGAAGAAAAAGTATCCCGACATTTCCGACACCCTAAAAAGGGGCAAGGAAGTCATTGACATCGAGGTTGAAAATGCGTTACTTAAACGAGCCCTGGGGTATGAGTATAACGAGGTTACGAAAGAAATGACGTATGCCCCTGACGGTGAACCGCTAGGGCTTACTGTAACGAAGGTTGTAACTAAGCGTGAGCGGCCTGACGTTACGGCGCAAATCTTCTGGCTGAAGAACAGACGTCCTGACTTATGGAGAGATGTAAAGAACGTCGATATGCAAGCTAAGATTGAGAATAACCCGTTTGACGGCATCAAGACGGAAGATATAAAGAAGCTGATTGCCGATGATTGACGAACGCATTAAGCGGCAAGCAAAAAGAGAACTCGCACGGCGTGAGTTCTTTTATTTTTGCAATTTAATGGCTTCAGACTTCTATAAGCCGGAACGACGGTATCTTGTTGAATTGTGTGAAGCCTTGCAGTCGTTTTATGAAGATGAAAAAGCTAAGGTGCTCATCATTAATGAACCGCCTCGGCACGGGAAGAGCCGTACGGCCAGTTTATTCGTTGAGTGGGTCCTTGGCCGTAATCCGGCTGAAAAGATAATGACAGGGTCATACAACAACATTCTTTCGGCGACGTTTGCCAAGAACGTGCGTAATGCCATTCAGGAAGTCAAAGCCGATGAGAATATCACGGTTTACTCCGATATATTCCCGAACGTCCGCATTAAACGTGGTGACGCAGCCATGGATATGTGGAGCTTGGATGGCAGTTACAATTCATACTTGGCCACGTCTCCGTCAGGTACGGCAACAGGCTTTGGCTGTTCGCTTCTTATTATCGACGACATCATTAAAAATGCCGAAGAAGCCTACAACGAGACAGCGAAGGAAAAAGCCTGGCTGTGGTTTACGAATACTATGTTGTCACGTCTTGAAGAAGGCGGGAAGATACTCATCATCATGACCCGTTGGGCTAGCGATGATTTAGCCGGCAGTGCTATAGAACATTTCGGCGATGCGGCCAAGGTGATTACGATGAAAGCACTACAACCCGATGGAACAATGCTTTGCGATGAAATACTATCACGGCGTAGTTATGAAGAGAAGGTCAGGGCCATGGGTGCAGACATTGCATCGGCTAACTATCAGCAGGAGCCGATAGACTTAAAGGGGCAGTTATACTCGAGCTTTAAAACGTACGACCGCATCCCGACGGACGCAAACGGCAATCCGTTGTTTACGGCCATTCGGAATTACACGGATACGGCTGATACAGGCGCCGATTACCTTTGCTCAATTGTGTACGGCGTGTATAACGGCGAAGCCTATGTGCTTGACCTTCTGTATACGAAAGACGCTATGGAAGAGACGGAGCCGGCAACGGCCGCTATGTTATATAAGAACGGCGTGAACGTAGCCGACTTTGAATCAAACAACGGTGGCCGAGGCTTTGCAAGACAGGTACGGCGAATCCTGCGGGATACCTACAAGTCGAATAAGACGGTCATTAATACGTTTGTACAGACAAAAAATAAAGTGGCCAGGATATTGTCAAATTCGACCTGGGTTATGGAGCATATATATTTCCCAGTAAACTGGAAGGACCGTTGGCCTGAATATTATAGGGCGATGACTCGTTATCAGCGAGAAGGGAAGAACGCACACGATGACGCACCGGACGCAACGACGGGTATTGCTGAGAAGATAAACGCACCGCAGATTAAAGCGGCGCACGTCAATATTTACTAAGGAGCAAAAATATGGACTCTGAAAAGCTGTATGGATATAAGCTACTAAAAGACGCATATTACGGTGTCGGCCTATTCTCTGTCGGCCGAGGCTTGGTTCGTCATCCGAGAGAAAGCACACAGAATTACGCCTTTCGCAAAAAGCTTGCGTACTACCTGAACTACACAGGACCTATCGTCAATGCGTCGGTAGATCCGATATTTAGGGACACAATCAAGCGCGAATACAAAGATACGGAGAAGTTTAAGGTATTCATGGAAGACGTGGACCGTAAAGGTACGAGCCTACAGGAATATATACGTCAGCAGGCGACCTTAGCTAAGCTATACGGCGTTATGTATATCATCGTGAATAACGTTGTGGAGTTTGGCGAATCGGTGGCTGATAACGTCAAGAATCGAGCTTTACCGTATTTGACTGCTGTTGAGCCGCATCACATTACGGATTGGCAATTTGATGAGAAGGGAATATTAATCAAGTTTGCATACAAGGACGTTATTTATGACGCAGATAGGAAAAAGCAAACACGATATTACATATGGACTCCGACGAATTGGCAGGTCTTAGACGAAAACGGAAACCAAATCAAGGGCGGTACGCATAACATTGGCCGCATTCCCGTTGTTCAGTGGTTCGGTAGAAGCTCCAAAAAGACGGATATTTTACCGCCTGCCGAGTTTCTGAGTATCGCACAGACAAATTATCACGTCTATCATCTATGCAGCCTCTTGACGCAAATACTCAATAATCAGACGTTCTCTGTGTTGACTATGCCGGCAGACGGCAGCACTCCCGACGTAACGCTCGGGACAAATAACATGCTGCTGTATCCGCAAGAGTCCTCTCACGCACCGGCATTTATTGCGCCGGATAAGGGACCGGCTGAAGTGCTGATGGCACAAATTGACCGACTCATTAAGGAAATGTACCGCATGAGCGGCATTGATTCAGTAGTCGGTGTAGAGCAGTCAAAAAGTGGTGTGGCCAAACAGTGGGATTTTGAACGCACTAACCAACGCCTGGCAGACTTCTCCGTTCAGTGTGAAGAAGCCGAAAAGGATATTATTGGACTATATGAATTGTGGGCTAAAGAGTCCGTTAGCTATGAAGTCGAGTATCCTCGAGATTTTCAGATTAACGACGTTACCGAATCGCTGTCTCAGGCACAACAGGCACTGGACCTTGGATTTAGATCCGATACGTTCTCCGCTGAAGTAAGTAAGAAGGTCCTGGAAGCGTATATGCCGAATATTGAGCCTGACACGTATGACGACATCGTAAGCGAGATAGAAGAAGGCTTCGATGAGGCTGAACGGGATAGGGATTTAATGAAGCAACGATTTGAGCCGACAGTGAATGACAAGGGTGATGTAAATGCCGAAGGACAAAACGCAGAACAACCTGGAGAATAATTTAGACGGTTTCGAGCGAGTCCTTCGGGCCTTAATCTTGGCCGGCATGGATCCAAAAGACGCCGTAAAAGTGGCATATCACCGTTATCCGGTTATGCGTCACCTGTATAAGGACTTGCTTGATGACCTTGTCGGTGATTTTGCTAAAGGGTACGGAAAGAAACAAGCTGCGGCCAAGTTTGAGCGTGAAGCCATATCAGCGGCCATGAAGAAATCATGGACAGACGACGGCGTAACTCTTTCTGAACGCATGTATAAGAACAGCAAGAAGGTCCAGGCTGAATCGGCCGAGGTCATCGGCAAGGCTATTAAGGAAGGTGAGTCGGCAGCCAAGACGGCCAAAAAGCTATTCGACGGATACGGCAAAGGCGGCATTATTCCTGAGCAAGATATACCCGAATTTATTCAAGAGGTAAAGGACTTACCCGTTCCCGACTGGCTCGACGAAGAGGCGGTTGCTGAGTGGAAGGCCGCAATACGTCACGCACGAAAGCTCATTGAGCAAGGCACAAAGCCGGGGCTAAGAGCGGCGTATAGTGAAGTCATGGATGCCATTGAAAACGGAGCAAAGCAAAATGTAAGCAAGGCTATTGATACAGCAGTACAAGAAAAGACTCGATATGCAGCTGAACGGATTGCACGCACGGAACGAGCGAGGGCTTATGCTGATGGAGTCATGGCTAAATATATGGATGACCCGGATATTGTGGCGTTTCAGTGGAAACTATCCGATAGACATCCGAAGTGCGATATTTGCGATGTATACGCACATGCCGACATGTACGGACTCGGCAAGGGCATATTCCCGAAAGACAAATTCCCGAAGCTCCCTGCACATCCTCACTGCTTATGTCGAATAAAGCCGATTGTTGACGGCATGATTGATATGAGCAGGCAAAAGGATAATGTTGATAAAGGTGGAAAAGCATACATCGATACGCTTCCGAAACGGGAGCAAGAGCGATTGCTTGGGGTTCATGGTAGAAATTTAGTAAATAAAGGTTTTTTGTCGTGGTCTGAAAAAGCAAGAGGAATAAGCCGTGATGGATTTAACGCACGAGTTCCTGTCCCCGAAAGTTTAAAAGCATATGTCAAGAATGGCAAAGTTAACGTAGGGAAATTAGGGAAACGCCTTGAGGGAGAAACGGTTGATGATGTTATAAAACGGGTTAAGGATTATATTAATTCGCCTTTCTTTATGGGCGAATACATTCCACGGCAAGGAATACACACAAAAGGACATAAACTATACAAGCCCGAAGATAATAAAAGCTATTATGAGTATGAGATTCCTAATAAAGACGTGATTGATGCAATAAGAACCGCATTAGAAGGAGATGGGATAAGGCTGACAAAAAGTGGAAATTGGAATCAAAAAGTCTTTATTGATATATCTCCACATGTTGGATATAATGTGGACAAGGATACTGGTGAAAAGATAGCCACAAGTCTAGCGACTGTGCATGTTTCTAATAAAGGGATTCATATTGTGCCGAGAGGATGACGGAAATGAAAGAGTTGGATGTGAAGAATATAGTAAAAAATATAAAATCAAGAAATGTTACGGTTATTACCGTCGATGGGATGGCGTTCACAGGGGTGTTAGATGGCTTTATCTCAAGCGTGGATAACGAGCCTGATGAAGCGTCTATCACACTTACGGGAAAGCCTCATGGGGTTGAGTTATTTGCAAGTGAAATTCAATCAATCAAAGAAATTTAGACCCAACGGGTAATGCCGAGGGTCTTTTTTCATGCCTTGCGCAGTGGTGCGTAGGGCATTTTTTATTGGTGAAAAGCGGAGGAGACCGCATCACATATATTTAATGTGTTCGAAAAGGAGAATGAGAACCATGACAATGGCAGAATTGTATGCAGCACTGGAAAAGCTCGATGGCGGCGCGGCAATGGTGGAGGCCATTAAAGCAGAAGTCGGGAAATTGAATGTAGAGTCGAAAGAGCAGCGAGAAGCCAAAGAAAAGGCTGAAGCTTTGGTTAAGACGTTAACCGAAGCAAAGGACACGTTGGCCAATCAAATTGCGGAACTTCAAAAGCCGGGAGCAGGAGAGCAAACGGCAGAATATAAGACTCTGCTTAAAAAATTCGATGATCTTTCCAAATCGTTCGAGACAGAAAAGGCTGCAAGGCAAGAAGCCGAACAAAAACGAATCCAGACAGACATCATGGCACAGACGGTTGATGCGTTAACGAAGCATAACGCAATGGATCCGAAAGAGTTTGCCAAGCTTATTGTTGGCGGCATTGAAGTCGGTGATGATGGCAAGTACGGATTCAAGAAGGAAGACGGTACTGTCGGAACGATTGAAGACGCAGCCACCACATGGCTCAAGGGTAAGCCTTGGGCGGTGAAAGATAATCAAAACGGTGGTAGCGGACAAGGCGGTTCCGGAGAAGGTGCCGGTAATGACGTAAAAGCACAATTCGAGGCGGCTATGGGAATGCCCCCGGCCGCGAAAGGAGACTAAACAATGGCAATTAACACATTAGAGTATGCAAAGATTTTCCAGGGATCTCTCGATACGCAGATGCTCGCAGGAGCGACGTCCGGCTGGATGGAAACGAACGCTACCCAAGTCAAATATAACGGCGGCGATGAAGTGAAAATGCCCGAAATTACAACGGCAGGTCTTGCGAAGTACGATCGGGATAACGGATTTGTCCGTGGGGCGGTAACGCTGAAATTCGGGACATACAAGCTCACGCAGGACCGTGGCAGGACGTTCTCACTTGATGCCATGGATGTTGATGAAACAAACTTTGTGACGGCTGCCGGGAACGTAATGGGTGAGTTCCAGCGCCTGCAAGTTATTCCTGAAGTTGATGCGTATCGGTATAGCCGTATTGCAGCTCTAGCTAAAGGTGCGAGCAACGAAAAAGCAGCATTCACACCGTCGGCAGATAATATCATCGGGCAACTTGAAGAGGATATTACGGCTGTACAAGACGTAGTGGGTGACGGTGAACCCCTTGTTATCATTATGAACAGAAAGGTTCAAACGGCGCTCAACAATGCGGCTAATATTCGTCGGTATATTGACGTCGGCAATTTCACGGCAGGTACCGTCACGACAAAGGTACGGACGTTCAATGAAATTCCCATTTTCGGTGTACCGTCTTCACGCATGAAAACGCAATATGTATTCAATGACGGCAAGACGGCCGGGCAAGAAAAGGGCGGTTTCAAGGCCGACACGCAGGCCAAAGACATCAACTGGATTGTCATTGCCCAGCGTGCACCGATTGCTGTATCTAAGACAGATAAAGTCCGTATCTTTGAGCCCGATACGAACCAAAATGCCGATGCATGGAAGCTCGATTATCGTAAATACCATGACCTGTGGATTCCGAGCAACAAGCTTGCGGGTGTCTTCGTAAATACGGGCGCATAAGGAGGTACCGAATGAATACTCGAGTAACTCGGCTTAACGAAGTTCAGTATGCTGATTCTGAATACCGTCTTCAACAATTAATTGCTGAAGGCTTTGTGGCAGATGAACAGCCGACAGAAGAAACAGAGCCGACAGAAGAAACAGAGCCGACAGAAGAAACAGAGCCGGTCGAAGAAACAGAGCCGGTCGAAGAAAAGCCGAAAAAGACAAAGGCGAAGAAGGATGAAGTCGTAGAACAACCGGCTGAAAAAACAGAACAGGTAGGCGAGTAGTATGGGCGTCAGTCGGGATGTGTTCGATAAGAGAATACGACAGGCCGTGAAGGCCTCGGCCATTGAAATCCAGGACGAAGCACAAACGCATCATAATTACACGTCACGAACGGGCGATTTGACTCGCTCTATTGACATGCGAATGTTAACCGACAAGAGTGCCGTTGTATATCTTGATGAAGGCTTGGCCGATTATGGTCCGTTCGTTCACGAAGGTACACGGCCGCACATGATACGGCCTAAGAATCGTAAGGCTTTGCGATGGGTCCCGACTGGCGGTAACTCGTTTTTGTTTGCTAAAAACGTTCTTCATCCCGGTAATCGCATGGATCCGTTCTTGTATAGAGCGCTAGATACGAAAAGACCGGACATCATCAAGCTATTCGGTCAGTACACAAAGCTTGCTACCAAAGACATATGTGATGCCATTGAACAAAAGTATAGTAATGGCCAAGCATGTGAGATTGAATTCAAATTTTAAAGGGAGTGAATGCACATGTTATATGACTTGGCCGAAATGGCGTTTACGGACGAGTTACTTGGAAAAAACGTCACCAAGGACGACCTTGCCATTGCCGAAAAGTGGCTGTATTTGTTCGCACAGCGTCTTGGAGTTGAGCAAGCAAAGGTTATCCGTAGCTTTGTGGCGGACGAGCTTGTGACACTATATACATATCGTGAGACTTGTGTGCGAAAGGCATACAGCTTGCCTGGAGCTTATGGGCGTGGCGGCGAAACGGACGACTTTTACGGCAAAAAACTTGCATATATCCAGGGCCGAATAAAAGAGCTTGAAGGCTCGATTACACCTGAAGACCTTACGGGTGACCCGACGCAGTATTCCGGGTATCGGTCGTGTGAAATCTTCAGGGGGTAGCCGATATGATTATGTGGTTTGAGCTTTTAAAGCGGATTCAGGATGTTCTTATGGCGTGTAAAGTATCCGCACCTGTACAGCTCGGGGCAGTTATCCCGCAGCATGCTGCCGTAGACGAAATCGGCAAAATTATGCTTGTTCGAGGGTCCGAAACAGTAAATGATGAAAGTATCGAAAACGAGCTTCTCGTTACGATTTATCTTGAAGCCTGGGTACGAAATGACGACCCGGATTTATCCGTTGGATACGCTCGTATTAGTGAGCTTGAGGGACAAATCGACGCAGCCTTAAAGCAAATGCGGCAAGCCGTCGGCTCACTGAATGAGGATATATGCGTACTTAATGGCAGTAACTATCAGATTTTAGACTTAAAAGTTAAACAGAAAACGGGCGACCTCGACGCATTGCGACCGTTACTCGGCTCGCAGTATACGATTGAGTGTCGCCTTTTTGATTTGACTCGTGAAGGAGGAATATACTAATGCCGGCATCAACACCGAAAAAAGCACTGGCACCGTCTGCCGCTAATTCTTTAGCGACGGTGGGTAAAAATTATTTTATTTATTTAAACACAGGCACCGACGAAACGACGGGTGCGGTATGGACTAAAATCGGCGGTCAGAAGGGTGGCTCTATTAGTCGTAAGGCCGACTCTATCGACGCATCGCATAAAGACTCTGGCGGTTGGAAGTCTACATTGCCCGGTCTTAAAGAATGGAGCATCGAACTTGATACGCTCCTCATGGCCAATGATGATGGGCTCGCAGCACTGAACGATGCGTTCCTGAAAGACCAGCCCGTACACCTCAAGTTCGAGTACCCTGACAAATCTTATGTAACCGGTTGGGCGTCTATTACAGAACTGTCTATCGAAGCACCGCATGATGACGTAGCTTCTTATAAAGGTACCTTGGCGGGTATCGGGCCGTTGTCTGAACTTAAGAAAGCTTAAAAGAGAGGGGAATATATAAACCATGAAACAGATTAAATGCGACTTCTTCGGCAAGGGTGAACGCTTGTATTTCAATATTCAACGCCTGGCTGAATTTGAATCGGCAGTCGGCAAGCCGATTTATAATGCTATTCAGCAATTGTCCTTGTCGGACATCATAACCGCCTATGAAATCGGTCTTCGTCAGTATGGCCGTCGCAGTATTCAGTTCTATGCAGACCGCTTGCAGGAGCTGTTCGATAGCGGTGAGGTTGAATTAAACGACATTATGATGCCGATTGTTAAGGCCATTACAGGCAGCGGAATTCTCGGCAAAAAAGCATACTTCATGGCATTCCCTGAAGAAAAGACACCTGAAGATGATGCCGAAATCGAAGCTGAAGAAGACGAAGCAGTAAAAAACTAAACGGGGGGCATCATGCCCCCTCTTCTTTTGCATTATGGGTACGAAAAGCTGAAAAAGTGGCCTACAGTATTTTGGCTTTAAAGCCGTCAGAATTCTATGAGCTTACGCCTATGGAGTTTGAAAAGATGGTTCAAGGGTATGACCTTCGAACTCGCATTGAAGACGCCAGAACGGCGTATATGACATCACTTATTGTTAACGTTCAGCTCGATAAGAAGAACCAAATTAAAGTGAAGGATATCATGAAGGATTTACATCCTCCGACACGACTGGATCGTAAGAAAGAGGAAATGGAATTTATGAGAGAATGGCTTGAAGAAGGGGGTGAGTTGTAATGGCAGACGCAAACATACACGTCAAAATAAAAGGCGATAGCTCAAGTGCCGAGGCGGCGATTGACAGAGTCGGTAGTAAGCTTGAAAATGCCCTGGGCGAAAAAATGGGCGGCATTGCCAAGAAGGCTTTAAAGATGATGCCTATGGCAGGTGCGGCAGCAGGCGTAGCTTTAGTTGCTCAAGAAGTAGCTCAGCTTGCCGGGAAGGTATCCGATACGGCTGACCAAATGGCACAGCTTAAGTCCCGCATAAACCTCATTAACGACGGCACGCAGACGACGACCGAAATCATGGACAAGGTCTATGCGGCAGCACAGCGGTCTCGAGGTGGGTACGTCGAAATGGCTGACAGCGTAGCGAAGCTTAACATGCTTGCTAAGGACACTTTCAGTTCGAATGATGAAGCGATAGCCTTTGTTGAACAGCTAAATAAGCAATTTAAAATTTCAGGGGCCAGTGTTCAGGAATCGACGGCAGCCATGTACCAGTTAACTCAGGCTATGGCAGCAGGCAAATTACAGGGGGATGAATTCCACTCAATCATGGAAAATGCCCCCATGCTCGCACAGGCGATTGCTCAGCAAATGGGTATGACCGTCGGACAGCTAAAAGAGATGTCATCGCAAGGTCTTATTACGGCCGACGTTATCAAAGAAGCGCTTTTCAACAGTGCCGAAGAAACGAACGCCAAGTTCGCTGAAATACCGATGACGTTTGCCGAAATCGGGCAACAACTCTCTAATCAGGCCCTGCAGGCTTTTCAGCCTGTCCTTGAACAACTTAGCTCTATAACCGCTTCGAGCGATTTTCAAGCCATTGTCGAGGGTATTGGGATATCCTTTAAGGTGATGTCGGCAGCTGCACAAGTTGCCATTGCGGCTATAAAGGCAGCCTTCTCGGCGCTAAGCGTAATTGTGAGGACCGTGGCTTCGGTTATTAAGTCGGCCTTCTCCGTCATTATCGGAATGGGAAATCAGATTAAGCCTATAATTGCCGGGGTTGCGGTAGCGTTCACAACTTGGAAGACGGCCATATTAGCCGTATCGGTAGCGACTAAGGCGGCGGCCACAGCACAGGCCTTATATAAGGGGCAAATGATAGCGTCCAGGATTGCGACCATAGGCATTACCCTTGCGTCCATTCAGCTTAAAGCGGCCATGATAGCCAGTGCCATTGCAACAGCCGGGGTAAGAGGCGTCATGATGGCCTTATCCGGTACGCTTAACCTGGCGAAAGTCGGAACAATGGCACTAGGGGCCGCAACTAAGGTTATGAACGCAATCATGAGGGCCAATCCTGTAGGTATTGTTATTACGATATTGTCCGTTTTGGCCGGAGTTCTCGGTACATGTGCCGCAGCGACTCAGGGATTCGGAGAAACCGCATCGGCAGTGTGGGAAACGCTCGTTCATACCGTGGCCTGGGCGATTAATCAGATTATCGCTCTCATTAACAAGTTAATTAACGCTGTAAACGGCGTTGGAGCTAAGCTTGCACAGGTATTCGACTTTGATTTCTCGGCTATTAATAATATTGAAGGCATTAGTCCTGAAGAAGCGCAGGCTGCTGGCGACACTATTAAATCAGCAGCCGGAGATGTGTTTAACGCACTGTCTGGCGGCGGTGGTGAAATTGACGGTGGCGGCTATGACGGTGGCGGTGGAGGTTACGATGCCGGAGGAGCCGGTGGCGGCGGTGGGTCAGGTGGCTCAGGCGGCGGTGGCGGCGCAGGTAGTGCCGGTAACCAATTAGCCGAAGAAGCCAAACGGATCCATGAGCAAATTCAACAGAACTATCTCGAGATGTTCGGCAAACAGAGTGAGTTAGTGGAGCTTCAGTACAAAAAAGAACTGGAAGAACTCAACAAGTCCAAAGACGCCAACGAACACTACCAGGAAGATTTAACGAATCTTCAGGCTATTTACGCTGAAAAGCGTATCCAGGCCGAACACGAAGAGCAAGAAGCAATTCGTGAAGTGTGGAATAAAGTCCGTGATATGGCCAAGGATTTTAATTTCTCGATTAGTACGAAGGATTCGACAGGCAGTGCTTCACCGCTTACACAGCTCGAACATGACCATGAAGAAGCGATAAACAGCATTACGGACAAGTGGCAAGGGTTCTCCGACGAGTACATTAAAATGACGAAGCAACAACAGGCCGAATATAAGGCGGCTCTTGACGCTAACGGCATTGCATATGAAATCGTCGGAAAGAATGAAATCACGTTTGAAGCGGAGAAGAATAAAGAACTTCTAGCACAGGAACAGGAATATTTGTTAAAGCGTAATGACCTGTATCGCCAAATGTCTGAAGAAAAGTGGGCCATTGACGAAGCCTTACGGACACAGAATTTTGCGTCTCTACAGCAAGCCTTGACTGACGAATACGTCATGACTCAAGACAACTATAATCTCCGCAAAGAGATGTTGGACGAATATCAGCAGGCTGTGATGGACTCATACTTCAACACACAAGAAATGTGGATGGGGGCTATGATGTCCGGGATTGACGCACTTCAAGAGGGGTTATCCGGACTTCTTCAAGGAACGACAAGCCTGGGTAAAGCGTTTGAGAATATCGGCAAGGCCCTTATTAAATCCCTGGCCGATTATGTTGCCAATTGGGCGGCGGCAAGGCTTAAGCAGGCCATTCTCGGAAAGACACTTCAACAGCAAGAAACGGCTGCAAGCGTCGCAGCAGCCAATGCTCAAATACCGCCTTGGACGACACTTGCACAGCAGGTGGCAATGGCAACTGGTGGTGTTTCGGTAACAACGGGCATGGCGGCATGGACGGCACAATCGGCAATCGGTGCGGCCGCAGGACTTGCCATGCAGGCTAAAAACACGCTTATGGGAAGCGCTCCGAATTTACACATGGCAAGTGGTGGCGTGGCAGTAGGCCGCACGTATGCTGAAATTGGCGAGGGTAAATACCCCGAAGCGGTCATTCCGTTATCGACGCAGACGTATGACGAAATGGGTGCCGGCATTGCCAGGGCAAACGGCGGTGTGGCAGGTGGTATAACGCTGAACGTGTCGGCTCTTGATGCCGAGTCCTTCGGCAATTGGCTCGAATCGAAAGGTGGCCGAGTATTGCGTCAGTTCACCGTTAACCAAGACCGTGAGTTCATCGGCACATCAGGAGTGTGGTAGAACATGGAAAAATTAAAGAAATTCCCTCGTATTAAGTCGCTTGCGTGGAAGTCGTCTAAAATGCAGCACTGGGATACGAAGTCTAAACGTAGCGGATCCGGAAGAGTACGAACCATGACGACGTGGCGGTATCCGCAGTACACGATTACGACGGAGTTTGCCTACTTAAAACCTGAAGAGTACAAAAAAATGATGGGCTTTGTGTCGCAGATTCAAGGCGGCACAGAGCCTTTCTTATGGCTTGACCCTGAAGACAACGAGGAAAAAGGTATTGTCCTCGGCAAGGGTAGTCAAGGTGAATGGCAAGCAGTGCGGCGGTTCGGCGATTATACAGAGCCGGTCGCATACGTTGAAAACGTAAAACTCTATGCTGACGGCACACTTATCGAGCATGTAACGACGGATGGTGGCACGATTCGGACGAGCGATACCGTATCGCCTGACGCTGTCATCACAGCTGATTACACGTATTACTGGAAGGTGCTGCTTAGTGGCGACTTTACGGCAGAGCTTGAATATAAAGACGTGTACAAATCAAAATCCTTTAAGTTGGTGACCGTGCAATGAAACAAGCAGGAGAAGCATTAACTCAACACTTGAATACGGCAAAGTCGTTCCGCAGTTGCGACCTGTATGCCCTTCGACTCCAAAGCGGCATGGCGTATTACTGGACAGATACGGACTCAAACGTAAGTCATGGTGGCCATGTATATCGTGCAGACGGGCCTGTCATTACTCGTAACAAGACCTCAACACATTCCGATGTGGCGGTTGATAAGCTGTCTGTTTCGGTATCATGCGACAAGCACGACCAAATAGGCGGTGTGCCGATACTGGCGGTTGCTCATAACGGCGGTCTCGACGGAGCTACCATGGAGCTTAAACGAGCATTCTTTAAGCAAGACGGAACGTTAATTGATGCTGTGGATATCTTCACCGGCACAGTCGAGGTAAAACAAGGCGGTGGCCTTACGATAACGCTTGACGTAAAGTCCGTTGTGCAGAAGCTCAATACAGAGTTTCCGAGTAAGCGGTACTATCCGCAATGCCCTTATTGTGTGTACTCCAAGGAGTGCGGTGTCGATATTAAAAAGTACCGTAAGCGAATGAAAGTAACGGCACTTACGGGCGTGAATACCGTCGGAATAGACGTACCGTTTGAAGACGGCTATTACAATGCAGGCGGTATCGAATGGGTGTCAGGTCCTCTTGCAGGACAATCGACTCAGATAATGAGCAGCTCGAACGGTACTGTCATGTACATGAGTCCGAGCGATACGCAGGCGACCATCGGAAGTGAGGCCTATATTTATCCCGGTTGCGATAAAACGCCTGAGACGTGCAAGAAGAAATTCGATAATTTCGCACGAAACAGGGCCACTCCGTATGTTCCGTTGAAGGAGACGATACGATGAAAAGTACAGGGCAAAAGATTGCCGATGCAGCACTTGAGTGGCTTGGAACACCGTATGTCAATAATGCCATGGCAAAGGGTCACGGAGTCGACTGTGCGTATCTTCTCGTTGCGGCGCTTATCGGATCGGGTTTGATAGCAAAGGACCAATTACAGATAGAAAACTACTCGAACGAATGGCATTTACATCGTTCTGAAGAAAAGTATTTAAAGTATATACAGCAAGTCGCCGACGAAGTTCACGGAGAACCTCAAATCGGCGACTTTTTGCTGTATCAATACGGTCGGTGCGTGAGTCATGGGGCGGTATATATCGGTAATGGTAAGGTTATTCACGCCTTCGTTGACCTTGGCGTTATTATCTCTAATGTTGACGATATTCTGTTTTACGATAATCGAGGAAAATCAAGGCTCCGTGCCGTATATCGTTTTAACCCGAAGAAAGGGGGTGTCGCTTAATGGGTTTTCTGTTCAAGAGAAACAATACAACGAATAGAGCCGATATTATCGGCGATTTCCAAATAAACAGTGCTTCATACGGCGAAACGGTACCTGAAGTCCTTGGGACAACCAGGGTATCGGGCAATATCATCTATTGGGATGACTTCACCGCACACGAACATAAGCACACAAGCCGTACCGGTAAAGGCGGTGGCTCAAAGCATACGGAAATAGACTATACGTATACCGTCGCCGCAGCCATTGCTTTGTGCGAAGGACCTATAGCCGGTATTGGTAAGGTTTGGAAGGATAAGGAAGTCTATGAGTATCCTCAAGCCGACATCCAGTTATCTCTCTATAAAGGCGAATACGGACAGGAACCGTGGCCGTATGTAGTAAGTAAGCACCCTGAAAAGGCACTGCCGTACAGCGGATTGGCATACATGGCAGGGGTTGTTGACCTTGGGAATCGTGGCAGCCTTCCGACGTATAATTTTGAGGTTAAAGGGAAACTTCTCGAGACAGGTGACGGGATCGACGTGAACCCGGCTGATTATATTCTGTATGTGCTAAAGGCGGCAGGAATTGAAGATGTTAAAATCGAGGGCATTGAGAATTTCCGTAAGTATTGTGCAGCCGCCGATATTCTTATCTCGACACCGCCTGATGAGTCGGCAAAAAAGGCACAGCAAATCATTAACGATATCGCTGAAATCACCAATTGTTACCTCTTCTGGTCCGATGACCGGCTGAAGATTGTACCCTTGGCCGACAAGGCTGTCGGTGACTGGAATCCTAAAAAAGAGATCCAGTACAACCTTACAGCCGACGACCTCATTCCGGGTAGTGACGGGCAACTTGTTATCTATAAGCGTAAAGACAGCTCGGAGACGTACAACCAAGCAACTGTTGAATTCATCAATCGTTCCAACGGGTACGAAAAAGAGACGGTGTCATTCGAAGTAGTAGCAGACGTTCAAAAGAATGGCATGAAGCCTGCAAGTAAAAAGACTGCACACTACTTATATACAAAAAAGAGAGCGCAGTATTACGCTGAACAATTAGCGATGAAACGCCTGTACAGCAAGAACCAGTATACTTTTCATCTTGACTGGGCGTTTTGCCGTCTTGAGCCTGGCGACCTTGTGACGCTTACTGATGAGCTATGCCAACTAGATAGGCAAGTCGTTGTTATTACGGCTGTTAATGAAGCGGCTGATGGTGAGCTTGAAATCACAGCAGAAGGAAAACCGCCTGGCACATACGCACCGGCACGGTACGACGTACATGAGAACGAACGGCCGTTTACGGACTATAATGTTCCGGCTCCGGGCATTGACCATTACGCAATCGTGCAGACACCTGGAGATGTATCAGGGAACGAGCTGTTATTAGGCGTAACGGCCCCGTCAGGATGGGGCGGTTGTACGGTGTGGGTATCCGACACAGGCGATTCATATAAAGAAGCCGGCAAGATTACGGCACAGGCACGTATTGGACGATTGGCTGCAGCCATGACAGCCGAATCAACAAGCTGCACGGTCGAACTCTTCTCAGGAGAGCTTCGAGGCGGATCGGCTATCGACGCTCAGCGAGGGAACACGCTCATTTGGATTGACGGTGAGTGCCTTAGCTATGAAGGGGCGACTCTTCAGCCTGACGGGCGGTATTTACTAACAGACTTAGTACGTGGCCAATACGCCACGATAGCCAATAATCATGCTGAAGATTCGCAGTGCGTCCGTATCGATGAAGCACTGTTTCACGCTCCGTACCGCACGGAAGATATCGGCAAGAAAATATGGATTAAGTGTGCTTCGGTGAATATGTTCGGGTCCAACGAACAAGACCTGGCAGAAGTCCAGGCTATAGAGTATACGATACAGCCGTATTACATTCCCGAAGTCAGAGACCTTGCCGTATACACGAAATATTACGACCTGGGCGATGGTGTTTCGTCTTTCGACGTCATTGCGACTTTCGCTCCGCCGCAGATTACAAGTTTTGATACAGCCGAAGGTTGGTATAAAGAAGGCTCAGGTGACTGGAAGTACGGTGGTAACGGTGATGGACAAATCGTCATCAGTGGTTGTGAGCTTGGTCATACGTATGACATTCGAATCAGGGTTAAAGACCGACATGGCAACTACTCACAAGGCCTCATTAAGCGGCTTACGGTCGAAATAAAATCAGAAGTCCCGAATACTCCTCAAGGCTTTGCCGTAACCTTTGGGAATGCAGCCACGTTTAATTGGCTCGAGGTGCGAAATGCTGATATTGATTTCTATGAGATTCGACATGACTTGAATCCGGGTCAAGAGGTCGGCCGTATTGGTAAAAGCACGAATACGACGTACGTCGGAACACTGACGGAACGAACCGGACGAGTGTACTTGTACTCTCACAATCCGATGAAGGGATATAGCGCTCCGGCTATGCTTGAGTATAGTGTTAAAGCACCGAAAGTACCGACGCATGTAACGGCTAAAGGCGGTATGTCAGGCATAGGCGTTACATTCGACCCTGTTCCGCTCGGTTGCCGAGGAGCTAACGTATACGTCGATGATGCGGTTTACTTTACGCCGACTAATTCATTCTCGCTGATTCTTGCGCCTGGCGTATACCGAGTGCGAGTTGCTTATACGGATATCTTCGGCGAGGGAGAAAAGAGCGGTGAACAGCTTGCCACGGTCAAGCTTGAGCTAGATAAATCAATTATCAGTCGTGAAGCCTTAGGCCTCGATGAGATTGATAAGAACATCGCTAAGATTGAAGCTGAAGTAGGGACCGTAAAGTCTGATGTAACCGGGCTACAGACCAAGCTTACTCAGACCGCGGAAGGCCTTCAACAGTCCGTCACGGATTTAAAGACAAACGTACAAACGCAGCTGTCGCAGTTTAGTAACAGCATTGACCTGAGGGTCAGTAACGCCATTAAGGGACTTGACGGTGACGGGCTTATTTCACGGATTAACTTATCCACATCAGGCGTTCGCATCGACGGTAAATTGATTCATGTGACGGGGCAGGCGCTCTTTGATGACAACATTGTTACCCCGAAGATGATTCAAGCAGGTGCCGTGACAGCGGATAAGCTACAAGTTGAATCGCTCGACACGATAAGCGCTCGGATTGGAACGCTTCGTACGGCCACCAGCGGCGCTCGTACAGAAATTAAAGATAATCTCATTGAAGTATATGATGCTAATGATAAATTAAGGGTCAGAATGGGGGTATGGTAAATGGTAATCGGAATTGCTTTAGTGGTTATCGTTGTGGCTGTTATATTGCTGAAAAATAAAAGCAAGAAACCGTCTGATAGCGTACAGAAAACGGAAAACAAGCCGGATGTAATAAACCATGGTGACAGTAGGGCGGAAACGGTAATAATTGTAAAAAACGGCAAGGAAATGAAAGGAACAGTGATATATATGGCCGAAGGCATGCAGGTCTTTGATGGAGACGGAAATATCGTCGTTAATACGACAGACACGATATGTAATTCACTCGGATACGTTGAGACCGATGGAAAAACATCAGGTGTTATTGAAAATGCGGCAATAAAGAAAAGCCGCATATGGGTAGCAGTGGTATTCCCGAAATGGACACCTGAATTAGCCGAATGGGTGGTTCCGGCACCGCCGAATATCAACGTTGAGGATGGAAAAATTTCGTACTCATACAATGGTCAAAACACATTTGTTATGGGTGGTATCTTGTATTGGGGGTTGTATTAATGGCGGAAACGGGATTGAGAGTATATACAGATAAAGGTGACATAGTGATTAACGAATCGTATGTGAATTTTTGGTACGACAAGGAAAAAAGTAAAGATGAGAACTTTGCTTACGGGATTAACTCTCTTACTGCATATGGCTGCAGTCCTACAAATGAAGGGCGTCGTTATGTGTTCTCAGCAGAATCTCAAGAACCGTCGCAACATGGAGTCGGATTGCAAGTTATAAATGAAGCTGGAAGAGTTATATACGATAGCAACTGGAAGCCGCTTAAAGTACTTCACTATTCAGACAAGCCTGGATACGTTATTCCGACAGATAAAGAATGCGCTATCATTGAATGCAGTGCGGAATACGGCTATTCGTATATTATCTTTGGTGAGCCCGGAAGCGACTATCTTTATGTGTGGAAAGAAGTTCATCCTAAGGTGCAAAACGGGGTAGTCGTGTTTGATAAAACAGATAAAGGCGAACCGCCTCGCCATTATCAAGGTGCTTTCGAGGTATTGACGACTAAGAGCCAAGGACAAACGGTCTATATGGTTATCGACGTATCACATATAAAGTAGGTGAGCTGATGACGATATCCACTGAAATCGCCTCTCTTATCGCCCAGACGGTAATTCCCATGC